TCCTTAACAGCCTCTAGCCAACTCTGTACCTGAGCCACACGCTTCTGTATCATAAGATACTCAGCTATCAAAGCGGCCTGTGGTATGCCCTTCACTGTACCTAGCACTGCCTCATCAACGATGGCCTGTCCTGTCTCAGTGAATTGCTTAGGTTTCCATCCATAATACTGGAGGTGTCTACCTATCTGCTGTCTTGAACCCAGATTAAAAACAGGGAAATCTATGCGACTAAAAGGTGCTACTGCTATTTGCCATTGCTCACCAAGGAACTTAAGTCCGACAACAGAGAGCGAACCATCCTTCTTAATTTTAGGGGTAATCTCTTTGACAAATGTTGGTAACGGTTTGAAAACCTGATGTACTTCATCTTCAAGGTCATTCTTCTTCTCCTTTAATGTAGCCAGTAAATGATAAGCTTTTTCTTGGTCTAAAAGCCAACCTGTTTTAATTTGCTTTGAAATAACACTTTGTACTTGATGCTCAAGATCAACACTTTCAGGCTTAAAATCCTTAAGCTCAAGAAGTAATCTCTGGTACACCAACGTATTAACTTTAACATCCTGTATACAATACTCCAACATATCATACGAAAAAACATCCCAAACATTATGATCTCCTTTAGGGCAATTAAGCACAGTACCCCAGTTATCTAAGGAATGTCCGCCCTCTCTTGATGGATTAGCTAATCGTGACATTACCAGTGTGTCAGTTATTTTACACTTACTAAAGTCTGCCGATAGTAATTTCTCCAGTACAGGTATGTCATATCCTATAAGGTTGTGACCAATTAGTTCGCACTCATTCTGTAGTTGTAACCAAGTTATAAATTCAGGTATCCTGTCTCCTGACCAAGTTAAGGGATCATCGTGTCCTCCTAGCTGTTGCACAACAATACACCATACTGTATCAGGGTCAAGGCCGTTGGCTTCAATGTCAAGTACAAACTGTTTCATTAAAACTCCGATTCTTCGCCCATTGGACAACTTGTTTCCACCATCCTTCCTGAGTCCTTGTCATAATAAAGGTAGCAAGCAGGGCCAGTGAGTCCAACAAATCTGTTCTTGAGTACACGAACTGTTGTAGTGTTCCGTGTCTCAGGGTCAGCGTGTTGTTGATCTCGTTCAAGTCCAATAACAATGTCGCTAAGTTGCGCGATTGCCGCCGAACCTCTGAGTTCTCCCAAGCTTATCCTACCACCATCTTCATGTGCCTTTGAGCCGCTAGGTCTACGCAAGTGTGATACTAGGAATAGCCCTACACCTGTCTCCTGTACTAGCTTTCTAAGGTTAGTCATAATACTATCAATAGCCTTACGCTCGTCACCGTTGTCCTGATCACTGACCACAATGCTAAGGTGATCCAAAATGATCCACTTGCAATCCAAGCCCTTAGCCATGTAACGTATGCGGCCTAACAGATTGTCCTCGCTAGTCGAACCCCAATGATCAAACATAAAGATACGGCCTGAGCCTAACGTCCTGTCCCAATAGCCTCTCTTCTCTTCCTTGCTAACAGTCTTGTCCAAATGTAACAGCTTGTTAGCCTCAATGGACATAATCCCTAAAGCTGTCTTTGGGATGTCCTCCTCCAAAGCTAGGATGCCTATGTTGTCATCAGTAGCCCCAAGTAAGTAATGCTCAAGCTCTCTGACAATCTGAGACTTACCCATTCCTGATCCTGACGTAATGGTGACTAGCTCCTTCCTACGAAAACCGTGGGTCATCTCGTTGAGACAATTCCAAGGATACAGGATGGACTTAACATCAGCCTGTTCCATGATCATGTCCCAAGTGTCACTGCCTGACACAATGCCGTCGGGTTGATATGTCTTAGCGTTCCACCACTCCCTAACAAAACCAGTGACCTTGTTAGCCTTGAGCATATCCCCTGCATCCTTCATAGGCAAGGTGACATTCTTAGCCTTGTTGGGGGTGAATAGATCAAGTACAGCTTTGGATGCCTCCTGTCCTGCCTTGTCATTGTCAAAACAAATTACTACGTTCTCAAAGGATTCTAACCACTCAAGGTTTTCTTTAATGTCCTTTGATGCTCCGCTTGCGCCACTTCTAATGGAGACAACGGGCCATTTCCCGTCAAACATTTCGTGAACGGCAAGTGCGTCTGCCTCGCCCTCTGTGATCGTAATGTACTTACCGCCACCCTTGAAAGCTTGTTGACCGAACAACCCAACATTGCCGAACTCCCCTGTTGCATAAAAACTCTTGTTGTCCACAATGCGAACCTTAGTGCCCGTAGGTGTACCTGAGTCCTTATCGTGGTATGGATAATGGTGCTTGACAATTTGCCCCTGAGCATTGTACTCAACCGTCACGCCATATTTTTGTGCTATGGCTTGGCTGATACGCCTGTCAGGGATTGCCGCTACTACTCCTGTCATCTCTAATCGCCTCGTTATACTTGGTGTTACGTTTACAACTTGACCTGTACCCCTCTCGTAGTGGTCACAACCGCCTGTAAAACAAACGGCGTGACCATCGGAGTACCTTGCTAGGTTGTTCTTAGAGCCACACGCAGGGCATGGCTCATGTTTAACAAAGGTAGATGACACTGCTAAAAATCCTCTCCACCAGTATCTTCCGCTACCTCTAAGACCTTGATCTTATTAAGATAGGTTGAGACACCATGTACAGGATGTTCCTGACCCTCAGCGTACAACACACGCACCTTAGACCCACGACCTATGCGACCTTTAAAGGGTGAACCCTCAGCGTCCAAGACAGGTACATCGTACTTAGTGCTGAACTTGCGTTGTTTGACACCTTCATACTCTCGCATCTTAACACCCTTAGCTGACAGGTCTCCCGCTGTCTCATCATCTAATGACAACACCACGGAAAATTTACCAGTTGATTGGCCCTGATACATTTCGTGTTCATCAAGATTCTCAAACGCTAATAAACCTTCTAATACTGACATATTATATTTCCTCTATCGTTGGTTGTGATCCTATACTTAAGGATCGTTTGGTTAATACTATAATTATATATTAAATATTTTCCTTTAATACATAAGTATAGTATACCATGAATTAGGGCATAACCTCAATCATTAAAAGTTATACCCATTATTCATAAAATAAATACTACTGTTGCTCCTCCATGTCCGCTAGGAATTCAAAGGGATTTACAAGGTCATCAAGAATGATCTGCATAGGGCTGTCTGTCGTTGCCTCATTGGATGCTGACAGGCAATTACTGCACAACTCTGAGTAGTCACCTGTTGCTCTGTCAATCTTCCTCATCTCAAACTCATTCATTATAACGTCACACGCTTTGCATCTACTCATGGCTAAAAGCCCTCTTATGTTGGTCTAAAAACTCTTTGGCTGTCAGGGTATTGTAGTAAGCCCTAACGCTATCCTCTGCGCGTTGGTGCGCCTCCTGTAATGTCATGGCTAACATTTCATAATCAACCATCTCATCAATCAATCGGGTAATAGGTCTAACGTCGTTATCATCGCCTCCCTCGTACCCTATCAAGCGTTCCTTTATCCTACTCATTGTCAAGTTCCTCCGTCTTATAGACGTAACCATAGGAGATTACCAGTAGCGGTAGTAGTATTATTGTACCACTAAAGGGCATTGCCTGTAAACTTAAAGGGTCGTTCTCGCTAACCGTCCACACTGCCCTAGAATCCACAAACTCAATATCAATACCTGTACCATTGCGTGGTTCTATCGACAGCGTATTTTTACCTATTCGCCAGTTCATAATTCCATCTCCTCTAAGTCGTCATCTTTCAAACCTTCTGCAAGGTGTGAGCAGTCATAATTGGTTGCGTTATAGAGTTGTGCGTTGCCTTTATTATCAGTTAAGACATCCCCATCCTCACCTATTTTATAAAACTGTATATCCCATACTGCTATTGAATGTCTCATAATTCCACCCCATAAACATTAGACATAAATGATACTGCTTTATCACGCATTACCTGCTTAGAATGCTCTGTGAAAGGTCTACAAGCATAGACACTCTCTAAGCCCTCCATGTGTACATTAGCTAAGTGCTCCCTTCTTACCTTGTC